GCCAATGGAAAAAAGGCCTCAAAAATATAAACGCCTCAAAACTCCACCCCTTGACCATACACTTGAGAAGTGGTATAATAGGAATTATGCCTCCAGCCGACTACTACCATGAGCACAAAGAACGTGTCCGGGCCTACAATCGCGCATGGTACGCCGCGAACAAAGACAAAGCCCGCGCCTACGCCAAAGCCTTTTACCAACGCCACCCTGAGAAAAAAGGCGCATACAAGAAAAAAGCACGAGAGATGCGGGACAACGAAACACCACGCGAATGGCAGCGACGCACATTCAATATGCGCAAGCGCCCCGCAAGCCGCCACCAACTCAAACCCGAACATTTAGCGTGGCCCACCCACTGCCCCGTACTGGGCTGGGAACTCGACTACACAGGCACTGATCCTCAGCGTGGATGGTCCATCGACAAGTTTGACCCCGCACTGGGCTACGTGCCGGGCAACGTCAGCATCATCAGCCGTCTGGCCAACACCATCAAATCCAACGCCACAATCGAACAAGTGGAGCAGGTAGCGGCATGGATGCGCAAGAACCATACCACTTCGTAGCAAAGTCCATGCCACTTTAGTTGTTTGGACGGGCGGCAAAGTGCGCCGCCACGGCCCGTCAGGGCCGTGGTACGGGGCGCACAGAACGCGCCCGCAAAAAAACCGCACCACAGGCCCAAGGCGCCACGATCGCCCCTTGTCCGCGGGTATCCCCGCCTCCCGCTCCCAAAACCGCACCACGGGCCGCTAATGCCGTTTAAACGCCTTATGCCGTCTGGGGCCCCACCGCTTTGGGGTGTGTCAGGCGCGCGTTGGGTGCTGAGAGTGTGTCAACCCCCCCTTTAGGGGGGGTGACACACTCGACCCAATACGCTGATAACACGAGCATTTTCAACAACTTAGCGTGTGTCACGCCCGTGTGTCACGCCAAAAATCGCTGACACACCAACCCCACAACTCCTTTAAAATCAACCACTTAAGAGTGTGTCACGCCCCTGACACACCCCAAAATGTCATCGTGTATCACGCAGGTTTTGGGCATCTGCCCCACCCAAAAATATTTTTCACTCCCGGCCGATACGCCCCACGGCTGCAGTGCGGGGGGTGATGCGTTGCAGTAGCAGCAGGGGCGACAATAACGCGGGTATTTATGCGCCATAAATCCAGCATATAGCACAAGATACGCAAAAATGGGCCAGATTTATGGCAAAATGACGCTTGATTTTTGTGCAAAATGTGGTATAATGTCCCGGCGTGCCAAAGGAGATCGAAGTGCAAGGGGTGGGGGCTTCCGAATGGGCCCCTCCTGCCGTCCCCACCGGGGACGCCCCTCCTCCACAGGAGCCGGTGCCGTCGTTGCAGGCCCCCACCCCCCCTCCGTTTCACACCAAAGGTGTGAAACGGAAGCGTCCCCAGCGCACCAGCCTGCAAAATCCGCAGCAACAGAAGGCGCGGGCGCTCAAAATGCTGGAAAAACGGGTCATTGAGGGCAAAACCGTGCCCCAAATTGCCCAAGAATTTAATGTCAGCCCCCAGACGGCGCAGCGGGCCCTCTCCTTTGCGGCCAAGGGCGACCTGATCGTCGGCTTTGAGGACACGCTCCTCAAAGATCTGGTACCACTGGCCCAGACCGCCGCCAAGATGGCCCTGATGGAGGGCAATGCCAAAGTCGCCCTCGAAGTCTTGAAGGGTGTGGGGCTGCTCCGCAGCACCCACACGCGCACCCAGACCCAAGTGGCCGAGGAAGATGCCCTCAGCCGCTACATTGCCCAGAAACGGGCCCACTCGCAGCTCTTGGAGGAGACCCTTGACGCCGACCCCACCGACCCCGCCGCTCTCCCGCCAGCAGCTGCGGGCCCAGATACGCCGACAGCTGCTGCAGCGGTTGAATCCGACCGCCCTGCCCCGGCGCCAACGACGCCTGCTGGCCCGGACGCTCATCCAGCAGTGGCGCCCCACGCTGACGGCGGCCCCGGAGACCTAAATGTTTGACCATCTCAAAGAAAGCTTCATGGAAGGCCACTTCCCCCTCCATCTGGACGCCACCCAGACCGCCAATGGCGACTACGAGGTGAGCTGGACGGCGCCCAGTGGCGACCGCTACAGCGCCACCGACACCTCGCTGTCCGAGGCCAATCGGCGCTGCACCGACCAGATTCGTGAGGGCGTCCTCAAGGGCACCATTAGCTTAGGCCGCTAACACATGCCCCCGAAGAAGACGGCCGTCTCGACGGCCCGCACCAGCGACATCGGCTACGTCCCCTTTGCGGACGTCATTGCCGACCCGCAGCTGATGCAACCGCTCTGGGCCGACCTGAGCCTCCCCCAGCAAGTGGCCCTCAAAGCCTTCTATGGCCTCCCACTCTTCGGCGCAGCCGAAGAGCGGGCGTGGGCCATCTTGCAGGGGTCGTGCCGCGTCGATGCCCTCGGCTACCCCATCGAGGTCACGCCCATCCCCTACACGCCCAAAGAATACGACGTCTTTGTGGGCATCTTGGGCCGACGCAGTGGCAAGTCCTCCCACATCACGGCCTTTGCCACCCTCTACGAAGTCCTGTTCGGGGGGCACATGGCGCATGTGATGCCGGGCCAAGATGTGGTCGTGCCCTACATTGCGCAGGACTTGGCCACGGCCAAGGCCAACATGATCGCCATCGCCCTGATGGCCCAGCAGGTGCCCTTGCTGGCCAAGCAGCTGGTCTCGGCGACTCGCGACAAAATCGAGCTGAAGAACGGCCTCACCATCCTGCCCGAACCCCCCGCCATCAAGACGGGCCGTGGCTTTGCCATGCCAGTCGTCATTGGCGATGAGGTGGGCTTCTGGTATCGCACGGCTGAGGCGGCCAACCCGGACTACGAAGTCCAACGCGCCGTCTCCTACGCCCAGCTCCAGTTTCCTCGGGCCAAACAATTCCTGATCTCGACCCCCTATACCGAGGAGGGCCTGCTCTGGGACTACCACCGCGCAGGCACCGGGGGCGCCAAACTCAGCCCGGAGGACCGGGCCGAATACGCCGAGACGCTCGTCCTGCAAGCTTCCACGGCCTGCATGGAAAACCCCCGCGTGACCCGGCGCCGCCTCGAAAAGCTGCAGCGGGACGATGCCGAAGCCTTTGTGCGCGAATCCTTGGCCCAGTTCGTCAGCAGCCTCTCGGGCTTCCTCCCCGCCGATCTGGTCCATGGGGCGTGCGTGGGCCATGGGGCCGAACGCACCCGCAACCAGAACGAAGCCGACGGCTGGAAACCCACCTACGTCGCGGCCATGGACCCCGCGTTCCGCCACGACACCTTTGCCTTTACCATCTGCCACATGGATGCCGAGGGTCGCGTCGTCCAAGACGTCCTGCGCACATGGACGCCCGACAGCAAACTGAAGCAGCGCCTTGACCCGGCCAGCATCATGAGCCAGATCGGGGCCCTCACGCAGGCATGGGGCATCAGCATGGTCTACAGCGACCAGTATCAGCTCGAAGCCCTCCAGCAGCTGGCGCTCCAATACCACTTCACGATCATTGGGCGGGACTTCACGGGCCAGTCCAAAGCCAAGATGTATGGCTCCCTGCTCCACCTGCTGCGCACCCACAAGCTGCACCTGCTGGACATCCCGGTCATCCTCACCCAGCTGACCCAGCTCCAAAAGAAACTCAACCCGATGGGCCATGTGCAGATTGCGGCGCCACCGGGCAGGCACGATGACGTGGCCAGCGTCATTGCCCTTGCTACCAGCGTGGCCGTGATGCAGGCGCCCGCCCGCACCGTCGAACCTAAAACGCCCAGCCTCTTTGACGAGGGGCTGGCCTGCATCAAACGTCGTCGGCTGGAGGCCGAAGTCGCATGGCAGTAACGCCCGAGGCCCCCAAGCGGGGCCGTCCCCGCAAACCGGTCCACGAAGCCCAGCTCCTCACCGAGCTGGTGGGCGTGGTCCGCGACACCCTCACCCAACAGCAACACATCCTCCAGCAGTTGGCGCTGGCCCAGCAGAGCCAGACCGAATTGCTCACCACATGGATGCGGCTGATGACGCCCCCCGCCACCCCCACACCGTCCACCACGGCCGACCAGCGCGAGGCGCTCCGCGCCGCCGCTGAGGCCGACTGGGAGCCCGTGCTGGCCCCCCGCCTCTCTGACCTCTTTGACGAGACCTTTGCCTCATGATTGAATCCACCTTCCCTGCTGACCAAAGCACCGCCCCGTCGCCGTCAACGGCGGGGACCACGGCGCCCCCCGTCCCGGCCACCGATGCCGCCGCCAACGAGAGCCTCTCGGCCGAACAACTCGTGGCCGAAATCTACCACAAATACGACATTCGGCGGCAGATGCGCCGTCCCTACGAAGTCCAGTGGTATCTCAATGCCTCGGCGCTCCGGGGCTTTCCGGACGTGCGGTGGAATGCCGAACTCAACCGCCTTGAAATCAAGCGGGAACCGGCCCACCGCAAGCGCCACCGCATCAACCACATCAAGGCCAAATACGTGGCCCGCGTGGCCAAATATACCAAGACGCCTCCGGCGCCCACCGTGCTCCCGGCCACCACGGACCGCGACGACATCTTCAATGCCCGCGCCTCCCAGAAAGCCCTCGAATACCTGACGCGCAAGACCAACCTCCGCAGCCAGTGGATGCGCGTCATGCAGTGGGTGCCGGTGACGGGCAAGGCGTTCTGGTGGTTCCGCTACGACGAAGACCGCGTGGCCTATGCGCCCACCCTGCTCGACGGGGAGCGCCAGCCCATTATGGGCGACATCGAAGTGGACTACGGCTCCGCGTTCGAGTTCCTGCCTGCCGACCCCGGCATCGAAGTGCTGGCGGACCAGCCCGAGATCATGCGCGTCCGCATGGTCAAGTGCCGCGATATCGAACAGCGCTTTGGACTGGAGCCCGGTTCGATTCCCAAAGAATCGAACGACGCCGACCTCTTCTTCTACCAGCGCCAGATCGCCGACCTCGGCACCCGCCAGCAGGGCATGGCGTCCCGGGCCGTCACGGCCATGGGCGACGACATCAGCGACGGCTACGCCCTCCAGATCGAATGCTTCACGGCCCCCTGTGCCAAATACCCGCAGGGCCGCTATGCCGTCGTGGCCGGGCACAAACTGCTCCGCGCCTACTACGAGCTGCCGGGCCAGTTCCAGCACGTCCACCGCAATCCCTATCCGTGCGTCGAGTTCTGCGACGATGCGGCGCCGGGCCAGTTCTGGCCCGACGCCTTCATTGAGCGCATGGTGGGCCTCCAGTCCGAATACAACGAATACCGCTCCAAGATGGCCGAGAACTTGGCCATGCACTTCTTCCCCAAGCTCGTGGTCGCCAAGCAGCTCAACCTTGCCGAAGACGCCTACACGTCCGAGGCGGGCGAGCGCCTGAACGTCAACTACGTGCCGGGCATCCCGATGCCCAACTTCCTGCAGCCCTCCAGCGTCATTGGCGATGCGTGGAACGTCCTCAACACCATCAAGCGCGAGATGGACGACGTCTCCCTGATCTACCCGTCCGTGATGGGCGGGGCTGGGGGCGCGTCCAGCGGCTTCCAGACCAACCTCCTCCAAGAAGCCGCCGACCAAGTCCACGGGCCCGCCATCCAGCGCAACGCCATGGCGCTCGAAGAGGCCTACTACAAGCTGCGGCACCTGATGAAGCTCCACTACACGGAGCCGCGCCTCATCAGCGTCCTCGGGGCCAACAACCTCCCCGAGATCTACGAGTTCACCAGCGACTCCATTGACGAGCAGGCCGACGTCCGCATCGAGCCCGACAGCCTGATGCCCATGCTCCGCTCAGCCCGTGTCGATATGATCCGGGGCCTGTTTGGCGATGGCCTCTTTGGCGACCCCAAGGACCCCGTCACGCGCAAGCGCGTCCTCGACATGATCCGGATGGGCGGCTATGCCGACTTCGAGATCGACCGCGAACAGCGCGACCAAGAACAGGCCCAGCTCGAAAACATCCAGATGACCCGAGGCGAACCCCTCGCCAAACCCCAAGTCTGGGAAGACCACCGCATCCACTGGGAGTCGCACGTCGATCTCTTCAAGTCGCCCCAGTCCCAGAGCTGGCCCGAGCCCCTCCGCGTCGCCTACGCATGGCACGCCCTCATCCACCTCTCCTACCTGTCCGAGGACGACGCGCTCAAGATGGCGGGCGAATTTGGCCTGCGCGACAAGCTCGAACAGCTCCTCGCGCTGCGCCATCCCCCGGCCCCGGCCCCGGA